AAATGCTCCAAACGTTCCTATTCTAAATGCCCATTCTTCGTTAAATTCAATATTCCCTTGTAAGTTATGGACACTTGCTCTTTCTAATTTTTTCAAAGCATTACGGGTGCCTTTTTCTCTTATAAATCCTTGGAAAAATTTATATTGAGCAATTGGATTTAAAAATATATTATCGAGATAAACCCTAGAACTATAACCTATAAGGTGCTGTGCTAATTGTTGTTGACTTATATCAAAGTTATCAATGTCAAGGCTATAAAAATCTTCAAACTGATTAATTTTGTATTCAAAATTGGGAATTAATTGTGCAGTTGGCTTACTATCTAACTTATACCATTTAGAAAAATCAAACGTTGCTTGTCCTGCTAGCGATCTAACTAGACTATAATATTTTCCTGCATATTCAACAACATCGCCTGCTATATAATCTTTATAAGATTCCCACGGTGTTACTTTGACATCATCATAAACAAAGCCCGGACTAGCAAAATTTCCTTTCCAATTTGCTGTTCTAAATCCAATAAGACGGATTCGGCGCTGTCTATATCCTGTTGCTGTATCATATATCACATCATTGAATCGACTCAGATTATTAAGAATGATTGCATGTTCTTTTTGTACTAATCTTAATTTGACGTAAAAAATACCTTCTAATTCGTTGTTAATAGAAATTGTGCAATACCCGTCTTCTCGATTTAACGAAACATCTGAGTACGGAAATGGTGTTCCATTTGCCTTATATATTGAATATTCGTAATAAGGATTAAAAATATTATCAACTACTGCATTATTTGTTATTAGTTTAACTTTATTTGCAAAGGGGCTTAATGTTATAACATTCGCTTCGTTCCAATTTTGTGTAGACCAAAATAAGAATTCTTTAATGCTCAACTTCCAATCAAGTATCTCGCCTAATTCTTCACTATATTCGTCAAATACAAACCCTTTATTTGTGAGATAGCGACTATACCCTAATAAGAAATCTACTACGTCTTGCTGAGTTTGATATACTGTACCGTACGGAACTGTAGTTTCTGTATCTTCAAATCCGGTCGATAGTTGTGCAGTAGTTCCACCCACTGTTGGTAAGGCGGTTAACTTTTGATAATTTAAACTATCAAAAGCAAGACCGCTATTGTGATTTGAAGATACTCTGTAGAAAACATTATTGTTTAAAATTACTTGACCAGTAGAATAAAAAACATTTGAACTCCACGGTGTATATTCTTCAGAAGTAGCACCTACATTAATATATAAATCTACTTGTTGACGAATAGGAGAATTAATTTTAAAATATGCATTAGTTTTATCATAGCCTCTTACAACATAATAGCCTTGAATTTTTTGTAAAATAACTCCACTTATTTCAATTGTATCAATCGGATTACTTACATTAAAATGTATAGAGTAATCTTCTGTAGGCAGTAATATACCAGGATTAATACTGTTAGGACTAACAGAATCAATTACTACTTCTAATTTGTCTTTGCTGATAAACCCGCCAACTTTATTCATAAGATTAAATTCAGCGTTTGTTAATTCTAATTTTAAATTTGTAATATAATTAGAATTTTTAATTAGACCAGCTTCAATAACAATAACACTATAACCGCTTGCAAATTGTTTTTGCCCATTTATTGTTTCATATGGAAGTATAACTTTAGATGAATTAATAGGAAGATTATCGTTACTATATACTAATTCTCCTACAGAATTTTTTATCATTCTGCTTGTATCAAACATTAAAGAAGTATAAGTTGCCGGGCTAGTAAGTGCAGAAATTATTTGCAACGCATATGGCCAATAACTACTTCTTCTCCATGCAGTTTCGGCGGGCCCCATATCTCCAAATTTCCAATTATTGTTTACGCCTTCAATAGAACCATTAGTTGTTAAAATTCCCCAGTTTCTAATTGGAATTAACTTTCCGTAAGAGTCTACTGGTAAAATATTAATTAAATCTGGCCTTGTATAGTGAGGATCAACTCCTTTTCTTGTGCCTTGTGCAATTTTTCCTAGTTGTAAATCTTTCCACAATTTTGTGTTGCCAGAAGTATAAGGAGCTGGTCCATATTCGGTTTCCCACCAGGTTGGCTTAACACTAAATCCTAGCATTTCCCAAGGACAGACATGTGGTCGATCGGTATCAAAGTATAATTTAAATATTGCTCTCCAATTACCAGGAAGATATTCACCAGACGGTAATTCTACGGAACTATAATTGTAAGTCTTTGGTTCCTCAGCGTCAAATGTTAGATTTTTTTCTATTTCAACTCCAAACGCTGATTTCCATTTAAGGAAATCTTGTAAGACTGGTTTAAATACTTCCCCGTAGGAAAATTTAGAATTCCTAAATATGCCAGGAAGAATTGCATTAATATCAAAAATATCAGGCTTATATTCTGTTCCAATATTGTTATAAACTCGTTTTTCGTATTCTAATAATATTTCGTCTCGATAATCACCAAACGCAATCGTAATACTGCCATCATGACCTTGAATAACAGTTTTAGGTCCGTTAATATAAGAATCATCTTCAAAGATGGCAGGCTCGTATGCAGGGTATAATCCTAATTTACTAGGAGTAGGAGGAACAAAATTACCATCAGTTGTAGGATAATCCTTAATAGTAATAACGTCTCCTCGGACAATAGGAACTAAAATTTCTACGTTAGCATCGTAAGAATCAAATTTATAATCTCGACCTCTTATCAATTGTGTTGTATTAAGATATACTAACAGGCCCCTAGAACTTAATATTGTTACACTTGCATCGGGCGGAAGAGCATATTTTGTCTTTCGAGAATCAGTAATCCTATAAGTTCGAATAACTGGGCTTACTCCATATGGAACCATGTCACTACTATAATATGGGAATGTAGTAGTTTTGTTTTGATTTAAAATTCTTAATGCTTCATCTAGTGCATCAATGGGGGACAAATTATCATTTAAGTCGCTGATTGTTTTTATAAGATTAAATTTAAAAGTCTGATAATTTTCTCCCACAAGGCGCATTGCATTAATAACAGAATTATCATTGTCTGTAATAAAATGTTGGGCAAAACTTAACGGATTTATATTTGTAATAAGTTTTGTACCAAATCGAGTAATAAATGGTAAATCTTTAAGATTACTTACTCCAGGAAAATCTCCCTTAAACTCTGGATCTCTAGATACCATAGAGCGTACATGGTCTGATAATTCAGTTAATGTAAATTCTGTAATATTTTTATTAGAAGGATTATTTGTTAAATTAAGTGGTGTGTCATATATTCCATTTACGTTTGGAATTTCGTAAGGTTCTACCGACAACCATATATTAGAAACTGTTGTGCCATTATCACTATTAATTTTAAAATATGTTTGAGCAGTTGAAATTGTAGCTGATTGATCTGCGTTTACTAATTGAATAGATCCTATTGCAAAATAATTCTTAAAAAGATAAGTGCCTTCAATACCTGTATTTCTATAAGCTAACGGAAATCCTAACACAGGATCAACGGGGCCGGTGCCTACTCCGTATCCAAATAACGCATTTCCTTTAAAATCAGTAGTATATTCACTACTACTATAGCTTATTCCGTTTTCGTCAAACAAATCAAATAATGGAGCTTGATTCCTTTTTGTTCTTTGTTGTCCTTTAACCCAAGTAATGCCGTTATAAAACCAAGAAGAACCGCCGTGTTCAATACCTTTCTTGATAAGAACAGATGTTCCAACAACAGGAATATCTGATTCTTGTGTTAAATTAATCTTAAACCTATCGCCAAATCTAGCAAAGTTAACTTTAAAAACTTTTCCGCGTATTGCAGGATCAGAATCTGCATTAAAAACAACTCTAAATCCTTCTTCTACTGTCATCTGATCAATATCGTATCCGTCTTCTTGTTCAATTGTTTTAAAGATGTTAGTTGTAAAAGTATCAATTAAATCAACGTTAGGAATTGCAGTAGTACCAAATTTATATAATTGCAAATCTGGAATAAATTCTACAATAGGTCTAGTTGCTCTATATTCGGCAGGATATATTACTAATTGATTATTTGCTTTAGCAACTTCTCTAATTACGTCCGAATGAAACCAACGATTATATCGAGACCAAGGATTAAGATCTTTGCTAGCACGATTGATTGTAACATATTCAGGTACTAACGGAATATTTTTAAAATTATCAAACGGAAATTGATCAA